GGAATTAAACACAAATAACGGTCAGGCTAAGATGGGTGCGTTAATAAATGTATACAACTACAACCTAAATATGATCAGAAATGTAACAGGTATAAATGAAGCTAGAGATGCTTCTACTCCTGATCCTGATGCATTGGTTGGTGTACAAAAATTAGCAGCATTAAACAGTAATACTGCTACTAGGCATATATTAAGAGCAGGTCTTAATGTTACAAAAAGGATTGCTGAATGTGTGTCCTTGAGAGTTGCCGATATATTAGAATACGCTGATTTTGCTGAAGAATTTGCTATGCAAATAGGAAAGTATAATGTTGCGATACTTAATGACATAACAGACCTGTATTTACATGATTTTGGGATATTTATAGAGTTGGAACCAGATGAAGAAGAAAGACAACGCCTTGAGGCAAATATTCAAATTGCACTTCAGCAGCAAACCATTGATCTGGAAGATGCTATTGATATCAGAATGGTTAATAATATTAAGCTGGCTAATGAGTTACTTAAGGTAAAGAGAAAGAAGAGAATTGAAGAGCAGAGAAAACAGAAAGAGATGGAGTTCAGAATGCAAATGCAGAATAATATTCAATCTCAACAAGCTGCTGCTGAATCTAAAGCTCAATTGGTTCAACTTGAGGCTCAGTCTAAAATACAAGTCAAGCAGGCTGAGATGCAATTTGCAGTTCAGCAAATGCAGGCCGAAGCTGATCTTAAACGACAGCTTATGGAGCAAGAATTCCAATACAATATGGCTATCAATAACGAACAGTCAAAAGCACTCAAGGGTAGAGAGGATGATAAAGAGAAAGCTAAAGACAAACGTATAGACCTACAGGCCAGCAGACAGTCCGATTTGATTAACCAAAGAAAGAACAACCTTCCCCCAATGAATTTTGAGAGTAATGAAGATAGTTTGGATGGTTTTTCTCTAGAGGAATTTGAGCCTAGATAGAGAATACAAAAAATTATTAACTTTGTAATAAATATAATATAATGGAAAATAAAATAACAGTAAAGGCTGTTGAATTCGAGGAGAAGTCAAGAGCTGAGATTGAAGAAAAATTAATTAAGGACCACGAGAACAAATTAGATGGGGTTGAAACTACAAATGAAGCTCCTTCTAATGATGAAGGAAAGACAGTAACTGAAGAGACTGTTGTTTCAGAAGAGAATAGGAGTCCTTCAATTAATGACGAAGACGTTCTTTCACATATTAAAAACAGATACAACAAGGAGATAAGCTCTTTGGATGAGTTGTTCGAGAAAAGAAATAGTAACGAAGAACTGCCTGAAGATGTAGCTGCCTTCTTGAAGTACAAAAAAGATACTGGTCGTGATATCAACGACTTTATTAAATTAAATAAAGACTATGATAGTATGGACCAAGATACTTTGTTGCTTGACTACTATAAAGATCAAAATTCAGAGTTGGATATGGAAGACTTAAAGTTTGAATTAGATTCAAAGTTTGGGTATGACCAAGATTTCGATGATGAAAAGGACATCAAAAAGAAGCAAGTAGCGAAGAAAAAAGAGCTTGCTAAGGCTAGAAAACATTTTAACGACCTGAAAGCACAATACAAGGTTCCACTTGAGTCAAGGGAGCCCATTGTTCCAAAGGAAGAGAAAGATGCATACGAAGCCTACAGGAAGCAAAAAGAAAGCGATGCTCAATATGAACAGGAGCAGCAGAAGAGATCTAATTACTTCTCTGAAAAAACTAATGAGTTGTTCAGTGACAAATTCGAAGGTTTCGGATTCAATGTCGATGAGAAGAACAAGTTGGTTTATAAGCCAGGTGATATAGAAACTCTAAAAAAGGATCAATCTAGCGTTATGAACTTTTTATCAAAGTACATAGACAAGGATGGATACTTAAAAGATGCTGAGTCTTTTCATAAAGCTATGTCCGTTGCTATGAACCCTGACAAGTTTGCCAAGTACTTTTATGATAAAGGAAAGACAGATGCTGTAGGTGATGTGTCAAAGCAGTCTAAGAATATTAATATGACTAGACAAGCTCCAACACCAACACCGAAAGAAGGGCCAGGCATAAGGGTTATAGATGAGAATCGCAGTAGTAGATTAGTAATTAAAAAACCTTTTAAAAATAGTTAAAAATGGCTGGATCATTACAGGCGAGTCCTGGAGTAGCGATTACTCCTAGCTCCGTCAAGGCAACATTGCCTACGAATTATATCACAAATTTTGACTTCTTGAATCAGTACTTACCTGATACATATGAAGCTGAATTTGAGCGTTATGGGAACAGATCAGTTGCATCATTCTTGCGAATGGTAGGAGCTGAAATCCCTAGCAACTCTGACCTTATTAAATGGGCAGAACAAGGAAGATTGCATACAAAATACACTGCTGTAGTTCCAAACTCTGCTGCTACAACTGACACTGCTTTATTTACCATCCCTGGTGCTGGTGCTGTATGTAACTTCAGAAAAAATCAAACTGTATTTTTATCTTCAGAATCAATTGCTGCAAACTCTGCTAAGGCTGTAGTTTCCAAAGTTGGTCTTGCTGATTCATTAGCAAGTGATGCTCAGTTTGAGGTTAAGTTTTACAATGCTTCTGGATCTCCGTTTACAATTACTACTGAGTTAGTAACTGCATTTGTTTATGGATCTGAATTCTCTAAAGGAACTAACGGAATGTCTGGTTCTTTGGAGGCAGAAGATTTGATCTTTGACGTTAAGCCAATCATCATCAAGGATACTTACCAAGTTTCTGGATCTGATATGGCTCAAGTTGGATGGGTAGAAGTAACAACAGAGAACGGTGCATCAGGATACCTTTGGTATATGAAGTCTGAGCACGAAACTCGTTTGCGTTTCGAAGACTACTTGGAAATGTCTATGGTAGAAGGTGTTCCTGCTGAAAACACTTCAGCTGCTGAGTCTTTCTTATCAACAAATACAGGTGGTGGTAACGCTGGTACTAAAGGATTATTCCACGAAATCGAAGGTAGAGGTAACGTATGGTCTGGTGGTAACCCATCTGCATTGTCTGATTTTGATACTATCGTACAAAGATTGGATAAGCAAGGTGCTATTGCTGAGAACGTATTGTTCTTGAATCGTCAATTCTCTTTCGATATTGATGATATGTTGGCTGCTCAAAACTCTTACGGAGTTGGTGGTACTTCATATGGTCTATTTGACAATGATGAGCAAATGGCGTTGAACCTTGGTTTCGCTGGATTCAAGAGAGGTTATGAGTTCTACAAAACTGACTGGAAATACTTGAATGATGCAACTCTTCGAGGCGGTTTAGTTGGTGGTGCTGTTAACGGTATCCTTGTTCCTGCTGGTACAATGAGTGTTTACGATCAAGTTCTTGGTAAGAACGCTAGACGACCATTCTTGCATGTTCGTTACCGAGCTTCTGAGACTGAAGACAGACGATACAAAACTTGGATGACAGGTGGAGCTGGTGGTGCTGCTACTAGTGACTTGGATGCAATGCAAGTTAACTTCTTGTCTGAAAGAGCACTTTGTACAATGGGTGCAAACAACTTCATGATCTTCAAAGGATAATGAATAAATAATGAGAGGGAGATTCGTCTCCCTCTTTATTTTTAACAAATTAAATTATATAAAATGGAAACAAAAGTAAAACTAGTTAAACTAGAACCTAAAGACAGAACATACCTATTAAAAGGTAAGATATCACCTCTAAGCTATTTCTTAGCATCTAGAGACACCCCAAGAAGAAGATTACTTTATTTTGATGAGGAAACAAATAGTAATCATCCTTTGCGTTACGCAAGAAATTCAAACACTCCTTTTCAAGAGGATCAAGATAAGAATGTAATATTAGAGCCAGTCGTTTTTGAAGATGGTGTTTTAAATGTTCCAAAAACAAATCCTGTTCTTCAATTGTTTATGCATTATCATCCTGGAAACGGAACTGAATTCTATGAATTTGACAATGAAAAAGATGCAGAAGAAGATGTTGATATGATTAACATTGAGATAGATGCATTAATGATGGCCAGAGAGCTTGATGTTACAAGTTTAGAAGCTATAGCTAGATTGGTTCTATCTAAAGATGTTTCTACAATGAAATCTTCAGAAATAAAGAGGGATATGTTGTTGTATGCTAAAAGACATCCTATCGAGTTCATAGAGGCAGCTGAAGATCCTCAATTGAAGATTAATAATTTGGCAGCTAGAGCTATATCAGATGGCTATCTTACATTTAGAGCTGGGAAGGATATTCACTATAATTTCAAAGAGAATAAGAAGAGATTACTTACAGTACCATTTGGCAAGGATCACATCCATGTATTAGTCTCATATCTGCAATCTGATGAGGGCATGGAGTTGTATAAATATCTTCAAGAACAGATGTCAGAAAAATAGTATCTTTGTATTATTATTAACCCATTAAATTTTTTAACAATGGAAAAGTTCATCAAAGTTACGGTTACAGGTTTAGGACAACAATTAGTATCAGTATCAGGAGTAAAATTGATTGACGAGGCTTCAGCTACAGCTACAGCTACTACCATTCACTATGCTGATGGTACAGTCACAACATTAACTCATGCTGCCGATGCTAATTTTAGTGTTCTATTAGCACTTCAAAATGCTATGCAACAGGCACTCATTAAGCCTTGGACAGATCTTGTTCCTGTGGAAGTTGATTTAAATGTAGCAGTATCAAATATTGCGAATTCTTAAATCATTAAGATTATTAGAAGAAGAGGCACTTTTTAACGGAAGTGCCTTTTTTTATTTATCTTTGTAAAAAGACACTCCATGATTAATGAAGTTAGAAATACTGTTCTATCTATATTAAGTAAGGACAATCGGGGATATATAACGCCATTTGAGTTCAATCTATTTGCTAAACAAGCACAAAGAGAAATATTTGAGAACTACATGGAGGAGTATTCTAGAGCTTACGTTAAGAGAATAGCCAGAATGCATGGCGAAGGATATACAGACATACCAAAAAGAATATCTGAATCTCTAGATATATTCCATACTGATGCAACTTTAGTTTATTCTGGTGATCATTTTATAACACCAGCAAATATGTATCTCCTAGATAGATTAACATATAATAATACACTAGAGATTGAAAAGGTTACACATGGTAAGATATTAAATCTTTTAAGTTCTAATCTTACTGCACCTACAGTATCTTATCCAGTATACACATATGATGAGGTTGGTGTTTTAGTGTATCCTAACAGTATAACATCTAATGTATCAGCATCTTACCTTAGATTCCCAGCAGATCCAAAATGGACATATGTTGCAATGGGGCCTGGTGATTCTGATCCGTTATTCAATCCATCGGCAGCTGATTATCAAGACTTTGAGATTGGCAGTGATGATTTTACATTATTGGTTGTTAAGATACTTGGATACTGTGGTGTATCTATTAGAGAGGCTGAAGTGGTTCAAGTTGCTAAGGCACAGGAGATGCAAGACAGTCAACAAAAACAATAAGAAATGGGATATATAACTAATTATCAGTATTATACAAATAACGGAATAATTCCTACAGATGCTAACTGGGGGTCGTATCAATATGTTACTCTTGCTGATATAGTAAACAACTTCATGCTAATGTATGTTGGAAATGACAAGTTGGTAAACAATGTTGATAGATATAATGTCTTGTTTCACGCTAAAAGAGCTGTACAAGAATTAAATTACGATGCACTAAGAAATATAAAGGTAATAGAGTTTGAGCTTGGTGATGACTTAAAAATGGTTATGCCTCCAGACTATGTTAATTATGTACGAATATCAATGTTGCATAACGGTGTTTTATTCCCATTAGTTGAGAACAGATCTCCAATGTCTGCTACTGCATATTTACAGGACAATAATTTAGATATAGTGTTTGATGTGAATGGTGAGATTGTTACTGGAACATCAAGGCTTGATATCTTGAGACAAGATAAACAGTTGTATACTGGAATGGGCCCTTATCATGGTCAATATGGTTATTACTGGGATGGTGATTGGTATTTTGGATACAATTTTGGTAAAAGGTTTGGTCTTAATACCGAAGAAGCAAATGTTAATCCAAAGTTTTATATCAATAAAGCTGCTGGTGTAATTGACTTTTCTACAGGTGTTGAGAATAAAACAATTGTTTTTGAATATATATCCGATGGAATGGAGAATGGTGATGACTCTCTTATCACAATCAACAAGTTAGCAGAAGAATATCTTTATGCCTACATCAAGTGGGCACTCCTCAATAACAAGCATGGAATTCAAGAATACATAGTTAATAGGGTAAGAAAAGAAAAGACTGCTATGTTAAGAAATGCTAAAATAAGATTAAGCAATCTTCATCCATCTAGATTATTAATGTCACTAAGAGGTAAAGATAAACAGATAAAATGATCAATCTAAAAAGAACTTTTGTTAATGGTAAAATGAATCAAGACCTTGAGGAAAAATTAATTCCTAATGGTCAATATTTAGATGCCCTAAACATAACACTAGACAGTTCAGAAGGATCCAATATAGGTACTGTGCAGAACGTGATGGGCAACTCATTAGTTGCTGATATAGCTACTGTTACAGGTCTTACAGTATCAAATGCTAGAGCCATAGGGGCTATATCGTATGAACCAGAAAATTTGATTTATTGGCTCGTAACAAGTGATAATTTTGATGCTATATTTGAGTACAATGAGATTAACGGTGTTACAAGCAAGATACTTTTAAGTACTACTGGTCAGTTAAACTTTAACAAGTTATATTCTGTAACAGGTATAAACTACATACCTGCATCTAGAGATTTAGGTCCGTACTTGTTTTGGACTGATGGCCTTAATCCTCCTAGAAGAATAAATATATCAAGAGCTAGATTTTGGTCAAATGACGATCCTAATATTGACATTGATATTGACGTTATATTAAGACCACCACTTTACTCTCCAAAGATAGAGATGTCTGTAAACACAGCAGCTGATGCATCGGATAATTTACAGGAGAAGTTTGTTTAC